GCAGGAGGCCGGAAATCAGAAGGGAGCAGACTTATGAAAATCGATAAAACTATGCTGAAAACTCTCTGGTACGAGGACGAAAACGGCAACGAAATACCCGAGGCGGATGTGCAGAATTTGGTCGAACCGCCCAATGCAGCATTTCAGGTATCCCGCTTCCCGCTTGAGGTAAGAGAAACGCATCTTCGGCTTATAAAGCAGGAGGATGTTGATAAGTGCCACCACCCGCTCAAATACCGCAAGCGCACAGGCGGGTGGATAAAGGGCATAAAAGGGCGCGAGTGCCAAAGATGCCGCGGCACACAGATCCGCAAATGGTGGCAGCCGTGGGGCTTCAAGTGGAAGGGATACGGGTCGCGCGAAGTTTTTGTAGGATGCTGCCACATTGGCGGTGACGGCTCTTTGCTGCTTGCAATGGCAAACAGCGGAGACTATACGCTTGCCGAAGCAATCCTTGCTTATTCCATGGCCTGCGAGCGGTGCATGAATGTCTTATGGCACAAGTACACAGATGGCAAAGAGGGATATGCTGAGCGTTCGGAAGAATGGGAAAAGTGCGGCACATCTTGCCAATGGTGTGCGCAGGAGGCCACGCAGGCCGGGGAGGGTGAGCGGGATGGATAGATTTCCGAAGGACTGTTGGGATAAAAAATGCCCCCATTTCAAAGTGTGGGATATGAGTATCGACGACCTATGTTGTCGCTGTGAGCTGCTTCGGTCCCAATGTGATGCGTGCGACGAGGATTTTAGTTTCCTGCTTTGTCCGAACAAGAAACGGAAGGAGGCCCCATGAGCGAAGTAAGGTTGATAGACGCGAATGCGCTGAAAAACACGGTGCGGGCGCAAGAGTGGAAGAAAGACACCGCGATTGCACTTACCGTTGATTGGATTTGTATGCTCATTGATGAAGCTCCAGCGGTTGACGCTGTACCCGTGGTGCGCGGGAAATGGATTCCAAACCAGCACTGGGAATATCGAAACGGAAACACGACCATGAGCGGGGATACGGGGCTGGGATGTTCTGCTTGCGGGGCAGTAAACTTTACGGGCATAAACCAGCGCACACCGTTCTGCCCACGGTGCGGCGCACGAATGGACGGTGAACCATGACCTACGCTAACGCCGCAGACCGCCAAAGGATAGTATGCACCGCTGCATGCATGGTATATGCGGACAAGCTGGCGGGGGAATCGTTTCCGGGCAGCGTAAAGGCCAAGAGGTCATTGAAGGCCGTCCAGAGCCACGCAGAAAAGGCTTTGACCGCTATGCTAGAGCAAGTCCCACAAGAGCAAATAAGCGGCATAATGCGACTGGCAAGTGCCTCTATTTTGATGGCCATGCCCAGCACCGACCCGAGGGCGCAAAAAGAGTATTACGTTGTACCCACCGAGGTAATGGAGCGGTTGCTTGGGGATGTTACTGCTGATTGCATGCTTTGCACCAAAGAGGGCAAGGAGCTGCGCCGGTGCCAGCGAAGGCGGGATTTGATGGAGGCCGGGATTATACCGGCAGGGGAAAGGGACTGCCCGTATCAGGGCTAAGGGGGGAATCATTATGGCCACAAAATGCGAGAAGTATTGTGATAGGTGCAAAAACAAGATCATGAAACCAGGCGGCTATGTGAGCATGGACGTATATCTTTATCTGTTTGGTGGGCAGAAGGATTGCATGATGATAGAGCTATGCCCAACCTGTTTTGTGCAATTCCGCGATTTCATGAAGGAGAAACCGCATGGATAGTATTGATAGCGCGTATGCGGAATTGGCGGCGGCGATAGTGCGGCAGGCATGCTCTGACCGGCTGGCGCTTGATCGTGGTGTAAAAATCCAGGGAGGGATTGCCAACGACGCCGAGCTAGATGTGTTTTTCAAGGGCAGGTGGTGCGCCGAGCTTTGCGGCCACATTGACCCCGCCGATATACTAAAGCGGCTAAAGCAGGAGGGGCGCGTAGCAAACGGCGTTAAGCTAAACAAGGCCGACAAGAGGTTTGTCTATGACGACGCAAGAGCTTAAATCCATCCGCATCCACCGCAAGCGTATCCGGGAGCTGGACGAGGACATAGAAACGCTGAAATCCGAAATGGAGAAGATCACCCCTAGCATGTCAGAGGCCCCCTGCAAGCCCACAGGCGGCGATAAGCGGGCCGGGCAGATAGCGCGGATGATAGAGCTAAAGACGGAGCGCATAGAGCGGTACACGCTACTAGAAGGGGCGATAGACAGGGTTGAGACATGGCTTTATACCTTGCCGGAGCAACAGGCAAAGGTAATGCGGGCGCGGTATGTTGAGTGCATGAGCTGGGATAGGGCTTCGTGGGCCACCGGGTATCAAAAAAAGCACTGTTACAAAATCGAGGAGAACGCTTTGCGAAAATGTACTTGACTAGGGGAAACTTGACAAGTATAATGATAGTGTGGATAGTTGTAAAGAGCCCTTGCTTAGCAGGGGCTTTTCTCATGCCATTTTCGCCATTGGCGTTCATGGATACCTCCTTCTGATGCGGGGCGGGCAACCGCCCTGCGATAGTACGCCGAAAGGCTTTATTTACCCGCCAAGCCTATACCCTCTCCCTCGCCCTTCCGGGCAGTACGGGGCATGCGTAACATGGCGGGTATTTTGTCAATCCAGCACCTTAACGGGTGCTTATTTTATTTGGAGGGCCTATGCTTGTATTTGTGTGTTCACCTTATGGCGGGAACCCGGCAAACATAGACCGGGCCATAAACTACTGCCTCATGGAAATGGAGCTAGGAAATACGCCGTTTGCGCCGCATGCATTTTTTACCCAGATGCTAGACGAAGAAACAGGCCGGGAGGAAGGGCTTGCCCACGGGCTGGAAGTCCTGGCCCGGTGCGACGAACTGCATTATTGGGGCGCAATATCGCCGGGGATGCGGCGGGAGATCGAATACGCAGAATCGGCGGGGATTCCCGTTGTGTGCATGACTGGCGGTGAGGACGATTAAGAGCGATTTTGAGCCTATTATTTATACCTTTGATTCTGATATTAAGATATATCCGGTTGCCGATCTGCATATAGGCGCTGCTGAATGCAATGTGGAGAGATGGGAGGCGTTCCGAAAGAAACTACTGGCGGAGCCGAACAGCTATATTACCATCGGCGGAGACATGATGAATAATGCCACGCGCTCCTCGGTGTCGGACATATTCCAGGAAACAATGCGGCCGCGCGAGCAGAAAAAATGGCTGTCGGAACAGCTGGCTGATATAAGGGACAAGATACTGTGTGTTACGCCTGGAAATCATTGCGCGAGATCAGGCAAGGATGTGGACGATTCGCCGCTCTATGATGTGTGTGCCAAGCTCGATATTGAGGATAAGTTTCGGGAGAGCGCCGCATTTTTAATATTGCGGATGGGGAATAAAAACGCCAACGGATTGCGAAACCCCACGTACACAATATGCGTCACGCACTCTACTGGCGGCGGAATATACACGGGTGCAGCAGTAAACCGCAATGAGCGGTTTGCAATGATGATTGACGGGCTGGACGTTTTGATAACGGCACATGTCCACAAAGGGATTGTCACGAAGCCGCAGAAGCTAGTAATAGACGCTCGCAATAAACGCGTAAGCACGCGAGAGTTCACGGCAATTTCTTCGACCGCATGGACGGACTATGGCGGTTATGCATTGAGAAAAATGCTTACTCCGGCAAGCGGCACGGCACAAACCATAGTTTTAAAGCGGTCGTACAAGCAGGTTGAAGTAGTTTGGTAAATGAGCAGGCACATGTCGTGAGACAGCAGTAAGCCCTGCTCTTTTCATTTGCGTGAAAGGAGCAGAAAAAATGGAAGAATGGCGAGATGTGGTTGGCTTTGAGGGAATCTATCAGGTAAGCAACCAAGGACGTGTAAGGTCTGTCGACAGAATAGATAGCGCGGGTAAGAGGCAGCGCGGCAAGCTCAAAAGAACGAAAACAAACAACCGAGGTTACCACCAGGTGCATCTATACAAAAACAACATTGTAAACTACTTATTATCAAAGAACGCCGTAAAGCCCCTGCCTTTAGGCATGGGGTGCGTCACAAGACCGCAGCGAAGTTGTCATCCGGGCGAGTTGACCAGCTATCGCTGGACGGCAAGCACATCAAGAGCCACAGAAGTGCCGCAGCAGCCGGGAAGTCGATAGGTAAAGGCCACAGGCAAATACTGGCGTGTTGTCGAGGGAAGGCAAGTCACGCCTACGGATACAAGTGGGTATACTCGCTGGGCACACGCAAAGAGATGGCCGCGAGGCTGTAGCGATGGAGAATGTGATACGCTGGATAACCACACCAAAGACCTGCAAAGAGTGCAAGCACTACGACAAGGCCCGCAAGCGCTGCACACTCAAAGAGTGCCGGCATATGGCGAGACGGTGAAAAGCCCGCTGGTTAAGGCGGGCTGTGTGGTTACCAATTGATTTGCGGCGTTGGTGCCCGCCACGTGTCTGGATTAATGCCGCCTGCGAGTTGTTCCGCTATCTCACTTGCCCAGCTTCTGGCGGCGGTGTTGGCCTCGTAGTTCCATGCGTCCAGCTCGTCTTGCGGGATATCGTCGGTGTCCTCGCCTCGCTCCTGTAGCGCGTCGTGTATGTCGGCGGTCGTGTAGATCGGGTGGACGTACAGTCTTACGGTCGGCTCGTCGTGCCAGCGCGAGAAGCTGCTGGCGCTAATATGCAGATCACCACGGGATACCGTGCCATCTGCCCATATGCCGATATCGTAGCGGTACTGCGGGTTGTTATACTCGGTGATCTCCGTTGCGTAACCGGCCAAAGTGGCGATTGCGTCCTGCGATAGATTGATGTGTGTCATTTTCTTCTCCTTCTCCCCGCCTTTAGCCGGGCGGGGGCGGCCTATGTTGAGTGCCATCTCGATCAGTGCTATTACATACTCTGGCGGGGTTCTCGCTCCTCGCTCCCAGTCCTCCCAAGTGCGGAGCGGGATGTCTAGCAGGGCGGCGGCTTTGGCCTGTGAGAGGTTGCCGCGTGCGGCTTTGAGCCGGTCGGGGGTTGTCATGGCTGGCCCCCTCTCAGTGTCATGAGCTGTGCGAGCCTGATTTTTGCCCGCTGTACATCCTCTTTGGTGATGTTGTTTGGCACATAGCCATCGCCTCCCTCGTTATAGAGGTCGTTATGCCGCTTGCGCCATACTTGGTTTTCCGCGTCGGTCATCAGGGGCTTGCACTCGTTATCGGCTATAAGGGCTTCGAGGGCGGCGATATCTTTGGCGACCGCTGCGGCCTTGTGGCCAATGTGCTTATTGTAGCTGTCGCGCACGATCTCAACTGTAATGCTGTCAGACGCGTACATTGCGGCGATGCTGTCAAACTGTGCATCCAGATCCTTGCGGTCATCAATGGCCACTTCGTGGGCCTCCCAGCCTGATACCCAAAAGCATACGGTGTGCGCTGCGGTCTCCTCTTTTTCGCGGGCGATCACGGCCATGTGCTCTAAGATCTCCGCCTTAGCTGCCTTGATGGTTGCGATGTCTGCCTGCGTGATATTGCGCGTCTCGCGGATCGCTATGTTGCCGTCGCCGGTTGCGGCTAAGTTGTACTTGCGGATGATGGCCTCGATCGCTTGTGTTGTCATCGTGGTGCCCTCCTTGCTTTTCTTGATTTAATTATACCACGCATTGCGGGGCGCGTCAATAGATTTTTGGAAATAATTTTATGCTTTTTATTGCAAAATGCCGATGCATACACGCATAACTATGCACCATGCGCCGTAAATAGCGGGGTTGATAGCATGGATATGCGGAAACAGCGAATAAACAACGAATAAAGAAGGAGTGATACCGTGACCGAGCTTACGCCGAAACAAAAGCGCTTTGTCGCGGAGTACCTCATAGACCTCAACGCGACACAGGCGGCGATCAGAGCAGGGTACAGCAAAAATACTGCCGTTGCGCAGGGTGGGCGGCTGTTGGCAAATGTTAATATCGCCGCTGCTGTCCAGCGCGGAGCCGAGCGGCGCGAGAAGCGCACGGAGATAACGCAGGATAAAGTACTGCGAGAATTGGCCGCTATCGGGTTTTATGACATACTGGATTTTGCCGAGGTTGCCCCGGACGGAGTAAGCATCAAGCTCACGGCGGCGATCCCAATCGAAAAGCGCGGCGCTATTGCCGGGATAAAGACAACGCAGGCGGGAATCGAGGTAAAGATGGCCGACAAGCTCCGGGCGTTAGAGCTGATTGGTAAGCATTTGGGGCTGTTCGGAGACAAGACCACCAGGCCGCAAGACGATGCGGAAAGCGATAACCTATTTGAGGCCATATCCGAGGCGGTGAAAAAATGAGGTTTGATTCCATTTCACCGAAACAGGCAGAGATATTCAAGTTCATGGCCGAGCCATACGATGCTTTGATATGTGATGGCGCTGTACGAAGCGGGAAAACCACGATCATGGTTATTGCCTTCATCGAGTGGGCAATGGCAATCTTTGACGGGGCCAGCTTTGGCATAAGCGGCAAGACGGTGCGAAGCGCGGAGCGGAACATCATTGCGCCGCTGATGAGCATTGGGAGCATGCGCAAAAAATACGCCATGAGCTATTCGCGCTCCACTTCCCTGCTGACCGTCAGGCGCGGCGGCAAGACCAATTATTTTTATGTGTTCGGCGGCAAGGATGAGAGCAGCTACATGCTGATTCAGGGCATCACGCTGGCGGGGGTGTTGTTTGACGAGGTTGCGCTTATGCCGCAATCGTTTGTAGATCAGGCAATCGCCAGAACGCTATCAATCGACAATTCCAAGCTATGGTTTAACTGCAACCCGGAAAACCCTAACCACTGGTTTTACAAGGAATGGGTTTTAAAGCCCGCAGAGCACAACGCAAAGCATCTTCAATTCCTGATGGAGGATAACCCTTCACTGACCGAAAAGGCGCTAGAAAAGGCAAGGGCGAGCTTTACCGGGGTATTCTTTGACCGATATGTTAGGGGCCTGTGGGTAACGGCTGATGGCGCAATATATCAAGTGTTCGCCAACAACCGCGAGAAGCACAAAGCTGGGCCGGTGCGCGACCTCATGGAGATCAATATCGGCGTGGACTTTGGCGGCGGCAAGTCCGGGCATGCGTTTGCTGCAACGGGCATCACGCGAGGATACAATCATTTGATTGCTCTTGCATCGGAGCGGCACATGCGCGGCGATCAGCGCGAGGAAATAGACCCGGACAAGCTGGGGGATCTGTTTATAGACTTCTGCCGCAAGATCATAGACCGTTACGGCGTTATCCATCATGTGTATTGCGATAGCGCAGAACAGACGCTTATCGCCGGTTTACGAACGGCGGCACGAAAGGCGGGCATGGCGTGGCTGGCCCCGGCAATCGGGAATGCGCTCAAAACCACAATTAATGACCGCATACGGGCGACACTCCGCTTGATGGCGCAGGGGCGCTTTTTTTATGTGCAAGAGGAATGCCAAACGCTGGACGATGCTTTGGCCGGGGCGGTGTGGAATCCGAAAAACACAACGGATGATGAGCGGCTGGACAACGGCACAAGCGATATTGACACGCTGGACGCATTCGAATACACATTTGAGCGGCTAATCTCGCAGCTCATCAGAAACGAGAGGTAAAGCATGACCTATACAACGATGATGCAAGCAATCATCAAGGCGCTAAAGGGCGTTGGGCTTGATGTTAACTCCTGCATGAATGCGGACATGAGCAAGGCCATTGAGCTATGGGCGGCAATGTACGAAGATGCGCCGCCGTGGATATCCTGTAAGAAAGGCATTGAAAGTGCGGGCATTCCCGGCGCAATCGCGATGGAGCTGGCCCGGCTTTCCACTTGTGAGTTAAAATCATCGGCGGGTGATCCTGCCGTGGATGAAGTTTACCAGCGGGTATTAGCTGACATCCGCGTACCGGTGGAATATGGCTGTGCTCTTGGCGGTGCGCTGATGAAACCGTACATCGGCGCGGACGGTGAAATTGCCACGCAATACATCCGGGCTGATCGGTTTTTCCCGCTTGCGTTCGATAGTTCCGGGCATATTTCGGAGTGTGTGCTTGTAGAGCAGCTTTATTCTGGCAGGGTGGTTTTTACCCGGCTGGAATATTACTCGCTCCCGCAAAGGCAGATCATCAACCTGGCGTTCCGCAATGACAATGCGGGCGTATCGCTTGGGCAGTCTATTGCGCTGGCAACCGTGCCGCAATGGGCAACCATGCAGGAATCCGCGCCGATCCAAGGAGACAAACTGCCGTTCGGCTATTTCCGGGTGCCGCTGGCCAATAACATAGACCCGGATTCACCCCTGGGAATATCTGTGTATGGCCGGGCCGCGAAACTTATCAAAGAAGCCGACAAGAAATATTCTAACATCTGCTGGGAGTACGAAGCCAAGCAAGCGGCGGTGCATGTCGCGGCAAGCATGTTAAAGCGCAACGAAGGCACCGGCAACTTTGAGTATCCCGGCGGCAACGAGCGGCTATACCGCACAATGGAGTACAACACCGGCGCAACCGACAAACCGCTGCTGGATACGTTCAGCCCGGAAATTCGAGCGGACGATCTTTACAAGGGCTATCAAAACCAGCTTAAAATGATTGAGTTTGTTTGCGGGCTGGCATACGGAACGATCAGCGATCCGGCAGTATCGGACAAGACCGCCACGGAGGTGCGCATAAGCAAGCAGCGGCTGTATGTGACGGTGACGGACATTCAAAGGGCGCTTGAATCCGCGCTAACCGATATGGCGGCAGCAATAGCCCTATGGCTTGGCAGAGCGGCCCCGCAGATGTCTTTCGATTGGGGCGATAGCGTTATGACCGACAGCGAAGCGGCGGCGCGTCAGGCGCTTCTAGAGGTTCAGGCGGGCATCATCGACAATGTGGAGTATTACAAGCGGGTTTATGGATTGAGCGAGGAAGCCGCCGAAAAACTAGCCTCTGAAATTGCGGCCCGCGCTCCTGCATCCCCTGACTTTTTCGCGGACGGTGATGGCGTATGATGTCACCCGGCGAAATCCAGGCCATGAGCGAGGCGCTAATCCAGATCTACACGGCAACCGAGGATGATTTACTTGTCAATGTGGCGAAGCGGTTTTCTGTTGCTGATGAAATCACGCCAGATTCGGTGCTGGATTGGCAAGTGGAAAAGCTGCAACAACTTGGGGCACTGAACAAAGAGAATTTGCGCACGATTCAAAAGTATTCCGGCAAGACCATGCAAGAGATAGAGAAAATCCTGCATGATGCTGGATACAAAGCGCTGGAATTTGACGAGCGGATATACCAAGCGGCATTCTCGCAAGGGTATCTGCCATATGTTCCTGTGCCGCTGATGGCCTCGCCAATGCTGCAACAGATCATCGCCGGGGCCGTGGATAACACAAGGTACTATTTCAATCTCATTAACACCACGGCGCTACAGTCCGCGCAGGAGGGCTTTTTAGGTATCATCAACCAAACATACCTCGAAACCTCGCTAGGCGTTACGGACTACAATACCGCCGTTAAAAAGGCGGTTCGCAACCTGGCCGACAAAGGCATAACCGGGGCCGACTACATCAGCGCAACGGGGAAACGCACGCGCAATCACATCGATGTAGCTGTACGCCGGGCCATTGTGACCAGCACTTCCCAAGCGGCGGGCACGATGCAGATTCAGCGGGCGCGGGAGTGGGGTTCTAACCTAGTGGAGGTAACAAGCCACATGGGCGCTAGGCCCACTCATGCGGTATGGCAGGGGAGGATCTTTAGCATCAACGGCGGGACGCTGCAATATCCGAATCTGGTTGATTCCACCGGCTACGGAACAGTTACGGGGCTAAAGGGCGCTAATTGCGGCCATGATTTTTACCCTTTCTTTGAGGGGCTGAGCGAACAAACGTACAAACCGTACAACCTCGAAGAAAATGCGAAGGTATACGAAGAATCCCAAGAGCAGCGCAAGATAGAGCGAGCTATACGCGAACAGAAGCGGCGCATTTTAGCCGCTGACAGCATCGGAGACGCGGACGGGAAAACCGCCGCACAGCTTAAGCTAAAGGCCAAAGAAGCGGAGTTAAAGCAATTCATCCGCGACACCGGCAGGACACAGCGCACAAACCGGCAGCAAGTCATGGACTTTGGACACAGCGAGGCCATGAAAGCGGTATGGGCGCAAAGAAAGAACGGTTAGCAAGGCGCGGGGCGCTTTTTTATTCGGCCCGCCGCAAGCCTAATGTGCGGCATCGACACGGTGATGGCAGACACCTAAAACGCCTATCGAAAGGAGTAAAGAATGAAAACCGAGTTTCTAAAGGGGCTGGGCCTGGATCAAAGCGTAATTGACCAGATCATGGCCGAAAACGGCAAGGATGTAAACGCGGAGAAGGCGAAAGCAGAGGCGGCACAGTCGCAGCTTAGCGGGGTGCAGGAAAAGCTAAAGGCTTTTGATGGTGTGGACGTAGGCGATCTAAGGGGCAAGGTTGCCCAGCTTACCGCCGACCTGGCCACAAAGGACACGGAGTATCAGAGGAAACTTGCGGAAATCGAGTTTTCCCGCACGCTGGAAACCGCTATTGCAAGCGCCAAGCCAAGGGATGCAAGAGACATTATGGGGCATTTGAACATTGACGCGCTCAAGGAGAGCAAAAACCAGCAATCCGATATTGCGGCGGCGCTTGAATCCCTCAAAAAAGAAAAAGACTATTTGTTTGAATCCGCTTCACGCTTCACCGGCCCCACGCCCGGCCCGCAGAATCCCCCGCCCGAAAAGGGCAGCACAGCAGAGGCCAATGCGGCCCTGCGCAGTTTATTTGGAAAAGGAGAATAAAAAGTTATGATTACCAGAGAGCAAGCCGAGGCGATTATTCGCCAGCAAGTAGTACAGGCCATCGAGCAGGACGCGCCTAAAACTTCCACGTTTTTGAGCTTGGCGCGGAAACTTCCCAACATGACCAGCAACCAGACCCGCATCCGGGTGCTGGACTTCCTGCCCACCGCCTATTGGGTAACGGGCGATACCGGCTTTAAGCAGACCAGCGAACAGGCATGGGATAACGTATTCCTCAACGCGGAGGAGCTGGCCGTAATCGTGCCTATTCCCGAGGCCGTGTTTGACGATGCGGAGTTTGACATCTTCGGCCAAGTCACGCCCCGCGTAACCGAGGCAATCGGCGCGAGGGTTGACGGTGCGGCCATCTTTGGCATCAACCGCCCCGCTGGCTGGCGTGCTGACATCATCACCACCGCCCGGCAGGCCGGTAACAACGTGGCCCCCGGTTCTGACCTTTTCGCGGCGCTGTATGAGCCTAACGGCGTATGGGATAAGGTGGAATCCAACGGCTATTCCGTAAACGGCGCGATTGCGAAACCCGGCTTTAGGGCGCAGCTTCGCGGCATCCGTGACGAGGTGGGCCGCTCCATGTTCCTTGCGAACGTACAGCAGCCCGGCCAGTACACCCTTGACGGTACGCCCGTCACCTTCCCGGAAAACGGCGCGTTTGAAACCACCGTTGCTTCTCTTGTCGCGGGAGATTGGAGCAAAGCGGTTTATGCCATCCGGCAGGATATCACCGTCAAGATTCTCGATCAGGGCGTTATCCAAGACCCGACCACGAAGGCGATTGTGTACAACCTCGCCCAGCAAGACCTTATCGCCCTGCGCGTTGTGTTCCGCATGGGCTGGGCGCTGCCCAATCCCGCCACCCGGCTGGATGCTAACCGTACTTCCTGCCCGTTCGCGTACCTTGAGCCTGCCACCGCTATCACCACGCAGACTGTGACCATTAATATCAAGGACAACGCGGATACCCCGGCCAATGTTGAAAACGCTTATGTCGAGGTTGCCGGGGCGCGGATTAAGACTGGCTCCAATGGCAACGCCGTGTTCAATCTCCGTGCTGGCACCTACGATGTAAAGGTAACCAAGAAGGGTTACACCACCGTAAATGACAGCGTGACTGTAGCGGCGCAGGCCGTGACCAAGAACATGACCCTGCCCGCGCAGGCGTAAGGAGGGGCATATGCAAACGGTTGTAAAAGCACTTGATGCAATCTCGGGGGCGGCAACGCCCTCCGAGAGCGTGGCAGATGCTATCCTTGCTCTTGATGGGCTTGTGATATCGGATGGTGCGGCGGCGGTTGCTGCTGCGCTGGAGCCTGAGGGTGACATCGCAACAGCCATTTCAACGGCCGTAAACGCTAAGACGGCCGCACTGCAGGCCGACAGCGAAGCGACCACCGCTGAGGGGCTTGTGGCGGACTTTAACGCCTTGCTTGCTAAGCTTCAAGCGGCTGGGCTTATGGCAGAGGAATAGGGGGTAAAGCATGGCATACATTGACTGGGCTTATTTCCAAGCCTATGCGCCGGGGAGCAGCGTTACCGCTACGGAGTTCCCCGCCCTTGCGGAGCGGGCCAGCGATGTGATTGACATGCTCACCTTTTGCAGGATTAAGGAGGCGGGAGGGCTTTCTGCCCTCCCTTCCTCTATTCAGGACGCGGTAAAAAAGGCAACGGCGGCACAGGTGGAAACGCTGGACTTGTTCGGCGGGGCAATGGCCACGGCTGGCGCGGCGGTTAATCCGAACAGCGCGACAATCGGGAAATTCAGCTATTCGCGGGGCGGTTCATCCGAATGGAGCGGCGGGAGCATCAACGGCATTCCCCTCTCCCCACTTGTATCGGGCTATTTAGGCTGTACCGGGCTGATGTACGCCGGGATTGATCGGGGGTGCTGATGTGCAAATCCCAAAGCATCTTTTAATTCACAGCGTAACGCATCAGTACGGCCCCCCGGTGAATGACGATTGGGGAAACCCTACATGGCCAAACACCAGGACGCTTACGCGGGTGCGGCTAGAGCCTTCGGGCCGGGTTGTGCTTGACCGTAGCTCGGACGCAAACACGGAGATCAGGCTTTCCGCGCTGATGTTTTACGATGCTGTAAACAGCTCCCCGCAGGGTGTGGCCTTTGCTTACGGCGATAGGGTTACATTTGATGGGCAGCAGTACAGGGTTGCAAGCATCGACAGGCTGTATGACGGTATGGCCTTTCATCACCTTGAAATAGGGCTCTGTTGACCCCATAAATCGCGTTCAGCGCGCTTTCTTGCATCAACAGCCAAATCGTATGTTTCAAAAGTGCCTAACCAGTGAAGTTTATGGTCTTTTGAAATATAGGCGACGTATTTTCCCTCTTTTTTGTTGTAAGAAACGCCGACGTGACCAGATGTGTTTCGCGCGAGACGCCGCTTATTGTAGTTTTGCGTCGAACTGGAAGCCCAGCGACAGTTTTGAGGTGAATAGTCTCCGTCCGGGTCAATTCTATCGATGGATAATTTATCGCTGTAACCATTGGCAATAGACCAGTCTCTGAAAGCTATGTAACTATCAAGCCATTCGGCGCAGATGGATATGCCGCGGCCACCATATTGCGAGAATGTGCGGTGATTTTTATCACAACAGCGAGACTTAATGCCAATATAGATCTTGTAAAGGCGGGTTAAGGTTTCGCCGTGAATCTCTCTGCCAATGCTTGCATTGTAGGTGATGAATCTTTCGCGTTTTTTTTCGGAAGATAGACAGCCGCATGACTGCACATGACCATTGCGCAGATTCTGGCTTAATACGAGCTTCTCGTTCCCGCAGTCACACAGGCAGCGCCAGCGGTCGCGGCCATTTAGAGACTGAACACGTTCGACCGCCAATAGACGGCCAAAGCGCATGCTTGCAAGATCATAGGGTCGATTGTGCATCATAATCACTCCTTTATGTTAGTATATCACATAATGGTGCAGCAGTCAAGCGAAAGGAAGGTGGTGACTGATTAGTGACAAAAGGATTTACCGTTGATGTGCAATTCAATGCATCTGCGCTAAAGGCCAAATTTGAAGCGGCAAGCGAAAAAGGCATCGCGGCGGTATGCAACGAAGCGCTGAAGGATGCTAATTTCTACGCCCGGCAGGACACCGGCGAATTGATACGCTCATCCATCCGCGCAAGTTCTCCCGAAAAAGGAGAGCTTGTATGGAATACGCCTTATGCCAAGCGCGTTTATTATGCCGGGTATCCATCAAAAGACCGGAACCCAAACGCATCCCTTCTGTGGGCGCACAAAGGCTATGCCGAAAACAAAGACAAGTACCTTCGCATCCTGGAAACCGTTGCAAAGGGGGCGCTATAATGTACGCTGAAATCCTGCAAGCCGTGCGAACGCTGGCAATCTCGCTTGCAACGCCATACACCACGATAGAACACGGCGCAATGCCGCCCAACAACGGCTTAGCCATGTATTTAGGGCCGGGCACGATAGACCAGCGGCACCTAGACAAAGGCGGCTTACAATCGCTCACAGTGGCCTTAAACGGCAAGCACGAGCAGCTAAGCACAGTCATAGGCGCATTGTCCGCGATTCATGCCGGGCTTATGCTTATGCGCAATTACCCACGCGGGACGGGCTGGGAGATTGCGGACATCGAAACGGCAACACCGCCCAACTACCTTGACCGCGAGGCAAGCGGAACGCGGCAATGGCTATATGGCAGTCTGTTGCGAGTGACATTTTACACAAAAGGAGAGTGTATATAATGCCTGAAATTAGTTTGAACTATAAGAACACGCTGGAAATGGACATCACGCCGGGCACCGGCTCCCCGACCTGGGCGCGGTTGTGTAAAGGCTTTGCCAACCTTGCGGAGGCGCTGAACGAGGTGCTTTACCAAGCATCTTACATTTGCGATCAGGGCTGGGGCAGCACGGAGGTAACGGGCGGGCAGTACATTTGCACGCTTACCGGGGTGCGGTATTTTGCCGATCAGGTGCAGGACTTCATCTTTTCGGATGCTGTCATGCATAACTTTGGCGAATCGCGTAAAACCCGGCTGCGCATCACCAGGCAGGATGGCACCATCATCCTGTGGGAGGTGACGCTGGCCAACATCACGATTAGCGGCGGCGATGCAAATCAACCGGCGGCGATCAGCGTAGCCATTCACGGCAACGGTGCGCCGGAGATCATCACCGACACTTATTTAGACCCGCTGACCGTTGTTAGCTTGCCCGGCACGGATGGAAACACCAATATCTATGTAAACCCGCTGGTTGAGGCGGCGCACAGCTATAAGTACCAGCTAGGCACACAGGCCGCAATTCCCGCAAAGGGCGCGGTTCTGACTACCGGCTGGACTGCATGGAACGGCGCCGCCACGATTCCGGCCACGGCGGGCCAGATCATCACCGTTGCGGAGGTTGTTACTGCGACCAATGCGGCGGCAAAGGCTGGAACGGCTGCTGTAAGTGTAGGTTGACAATTGGGCGGGTAATCCCCGCCCTTCTCTTTTTAGGAGGTATTATTCATGTACGAAATCAAGCGCAGGGCGTTTATCAGGGAAGAAATGAAAATCGGGGACGAAGTTTTGAAAATCGAGGTTGCCCCGGATGCAATCGTGCGGGAATATCAGACCGCTTCTGTTGCGGTTGTAAGGGCGCAGGACGCGGTAAAGGCGGCAGGTGGTAATCCTGGCCCGGAGGTTGTGGAAACGCTGGGAGAGGCCGTTGTGGCGTTCCTGGGGGTTACTCTAGGCAAAGAGAACGCGGAAAAGCTTCTTGCATTCTTCGAGGGCAATTACACGGAGATGCTTTTACAGGTCATGCCGTTTGTCTTGGAGGTAATCGTGCCGCAAATCGAGGCGGGCGCGGCAGACTTGCGCAACGCGGCAAAGGATGTATACAAAAAGGGCAAATACGGCAAGAAATGGCGGCGGTAGTATGTTCACGCTTTCGCGGGAGCTGCCGCGATTCGTGGAAATGGATGGGCGGCGGTATAAAGTCGATTGCGCGTTTGATACCGTTCTGCGCGTGTTTGAATTGCAGGGCGATGAACTTTTCACGCCAGAACAGCGGGTAATGCTGGCGGCTGAAATATTCGGCGGTAGGCGCGTGGCCCGGATGAATCCGCAGGATAAAATACGCTTTTTCGATGCGGTACTGGATTTACTTATAGGCGAACGCGATAAACAGCCCGGCGAGAAGGTTTTTGATTTTGCGCAGGACGCGGCTTATATTTATGCATCGTTTTATGCAGCGTATGGCATTGACCTGCACAATCAAAAGTTGGATTGGCGGCAATTCGTGGCATTGTTTCAGGGCTTGCCAGACAACACGAAAATAAAGGAAATAATCAGCATACGGAAACGGAAAATCCCGGCACAAACCAAGTACAATCGGGAAGAAATTCAACATCTTATCGAAGCAAAAGCATTTTATGCGTTAAAAATCAGCGAAGCGGAGGCCGAGGCGCAATTCCAGCGCGGTGTTGACCGGCTGGCTTCGTCATTGGCGGCGCGGGCAAAAGGTGGTGGGTAAAGCATGGCCGAGGATGGAAAAGTTGTATTTAAGTACGTTGGTGACACATCCGGCATAGACCAGGCCAACCAAGCAGTAAGCGGAAAAATGGGGGCGCTGGGCAAGGTTGCGCTTGGCGTGGGAGCGGCGGCGGCTGCGGCTGGCGTGGCGGCGGTTAAGCTCACCAAAGAAGTCATAGCGGCATACGGGCAGTATGAGCAGCTTGTAGGCGGTGTGGAAACGCTCTTTAAGGGCGCGGCTGATTCCGTGATGGGGTTTGCTGAAAACGCATTCAAGACCGCCGGAATGTCCGCAAACGAGTATATGGAAACCGTCACGGGCTTCTCCGCTTCGCTAATTCAATCATTGGGCGGGGATACCGAAAAGGCGGCGCTGGTGGCAGATCAGGCCATCACGGACATGGCCGACAATGCCAACAAAATGGGCACAAGTATGGAATCCATACAGAATGCCTATCAGGGGTTTGCCAAGCAAAACTATACGATGCTGGACAACCTCAAGCTGGGTGGACACAACCGTTTAGCCCAGGGTAAACCTCGTGAAAACGGTGGAACCCTTAATTTATTAAGGCAATACCGTGCTAAGTATGAATCAGTTGCTTAGAACACTTGCTAGAGTCGCGTTTGTATGGTATAATAAAAATGACAAACACGCGGCAAGGAGTTTGAGCTATGTGGAAAAAGATTGATAGAAACGATAACTATTCCGTTAATGAAAATGGTGAGGTTAGGAATGACCAAACAAACCATATCAAAAGTCCTTTTGTCAATGTGGGCAATGGATATTTGACAGTAGACTTATACAAAAACAATAAACCCGAAAAGGTACCGATTCACAGACTGGTTGCAGAGGCTTTTATCCCAAATCCCGAAAACAAGCCCACGGTAGACCATGCGGATGGAGATAGAACGAATAATTCTATCGATAATCTAAGATGGGCAACGTACAGTGAGCAAAATTCCAGATTTATGACAAGCGGGGTTAGGAGTGAGCAAGTAACAGTCAATCGCCACGAAGAAAAGCGGAAAAAGCGCGGCGGCGGGCATGAATCGTGGGGCGGGGTTATTGAAACATTAGAGTTTAGCAGTATTTCAGAAGCGGCTAAATATTTTGGTTGCACGAGCGGTAACATATCTCTAATGTTAAGAGGCGGCGCTATAGGTCAAAGAGGGCGGTCGAGGGGTTATCAATTTTTTTACACACAAGGTGAACGAGCAACACATTCATAAAAGCGTAACGACTATCGAAACATATTAAGCACCCTCCGGGGTGCTTAATAAATGGAGTAGAGTACACGCAAGTGCGTGGAAGCGCGAGGGTATCGAAAGATACAAGATATAGTCTAATCTGCATGGTGACATGCAGCAGTTCATAAGAGAACGGTCACGGATTAACGACCCGTGGCGAATACAAATGTATGGCGGCACGAAAACCGAGATGGAGCGGCTTTTAGCTGATGCTGAAAAGCTATCCGGCATCGAGTACGATATATCTTCTTTTGCGGATATCACCGAGGCCATCCACGTTATCCAAACGGAGATGGGCATTACCGGCACAACCGCAAAGGAAGCAACGGAAACCATTCAAGGCTCGATCAGCGGATTGGCGGCGGCGTTTGAAAACCTAAAGATAGGCATGGGCGATGCAAACGCAGACATCGGTGCGCTTGTTGATAATGTCGTGGAGATGTTCGGGCATGTCATAAAGAACATTACGCCTGTTATCGAGAACATAGTCCAGTCCTTGCCCGCGCTTGTGGACGGGCTTTTACAAGCGTTTGACCAGCTATTACCTTCCTTGTTGGATATGGTGACGGACATTCTAGGGCAGATTCTGGATGCTGTCTTTACGCTGCTTCCCGAACTTATCCCGGCAGCGGTTGGGATTATCATGATGATAATCGACACGCTCATAAGCAATCTTCCCTTGCTAGTTGAGTCAGCCGTACAATTGATCACCGCGCTTGTCACGGGCCTTACAGAGGCGTTGCCAGAACTAATCCCGGCGGCTGTCGCGGCGATTGTGATGATAACGCAGGGCTTGATAGAAAACCTTCCCATGCTGCTGGAAGCGGGGCTGGAGCTGATTCTTGCGCTTGCGGAAGGGCTATTACAGGCCATCCCGCAAATGGTTGCGGCGCTCCCGGCGATTATCAACGCGATTGTTGATTTTACCGTCAAGGCCGCGCCGCAAATCGTCACGGCTGGCGTTGCATTACTAGTCGCGCTGGTTAAGAACCTCCCCGCCATCATCGTAGAGATCGTGAAGGCCGTGCCGCAAATCATCACAGCGCTGGTAAAAGGCTTTTCGTCTTACATAGGCGAGATGGTGAACATGGGCACACGCCTTATACAGGGGCTGTGGCAGGGCATTTCCGATGCTGGCGATTGGCTATGGGGTAAAATTTCCGGGTTCTTTGGCGGCGTTGTTTCGCGGATTAAGAGCTTTTTCGGGATTGCGTCACCGTCCAAGCTATTTGCCGGGATTGGTGCAAACCTGGGCGAGGGCTTAGGCATTGGCTTTGAAAAGGCCATGGAGGGCGTTGGGAAGGACATGCTGAACGCTATCCCGACTAACTTTAGCGTGGATGCGGATGTGCAGGGGCACAGGAGCACCGGCCAGGGCTATAAAAGCAAAGCAGCCATGGGTGCGGAGGAAAC